AAATGTCATTTTTTATGGTATCATCAAACTTATTTGTCAATTGTCCTCTAATCTTTGAGATTGAGTGTAATACTGTGGTTCTATCCCTATTGAACAATTGTGCGATTTCTTCGCCATTTAAGGCGGTTTTTTCCTTAGTTAAGTACATAGTCATTTGCCTTGCCAATGTAACTTCTTCGCCTCTATATTTAGACATTAATTGTCCGTATTTAATTTGGTAGTAATTACACACCTTTTCGGCAATTTGTACTGCATACTCCTTTTGTTGTTCTTTGTCCATTCGTATTGTTTTTATGTTTAAATGTTGATCTAATAGGTCTTTTAACTTGTCTATTTCTTTCTTTAGTTCTTTGTTCTTATTACGCAAAACCTCTATTTCAAGTTCTGCCATATATGTCTTGTGTACTTCTCTCATTAAAAATGTAAAAGGTTTATTGGAAGCATAAAGTCCTCCGTTAATGTATAAAGGTCTAGGATTAAATAATGGTAGCTTTTAAGGATTCTGCGTTGGATGTCATTCATCCTTGCTATCTTAATTAGTAAGTCCTCCTCGCTAATCATTGTTCTTGTTGTGTCTAATCCCCTTCTCCATTCAGCAAGATCATTTTCAAATAGATTTTGTCTTCCTTGTGCTTGTTTTAGTAGTTCCAATAGCATTGTTGCTCTTTTGTGCAACTTTAGTTGTTTCTCCTGATAGATTAGTTTGCTCATATTGTTTTAGGATTTTATAAACCAACTTGCTTAAGGTAATACCTTTTGAGTCGGCTTCGGTTTGCAGATTAGTCTTTATTTGTTGACTGACTAAAGTCGTAATTAGGGTTTTCATAAATTTCTTTAATGCCTTGTGCTAAGTTTCTACAGGCTTCAACTGTTTCTCTTACATAGCCATCTTTAGGCATAGTTAATAATTGAGTTTCTAAAGTCTTGATGTAAAGTTCAATTGCAGTCATAGTTAAATGTTTTGAAGGATTGCGGTGATTAAAAATGCAAATAATACAATTATAAATGCATACATTGGTTTAATGCTTTCACGAGCATATTGCTCATTAGCTTTTTGTTGTGGTGTTTTTAACTTATTCATATTGGTTTAATTTGATATCCTAAAGAAACATATTTCTCTAACTTAAATACTAATAATGATTTATCAAATTCATTAAATTCATTAACTGGAAGTAAAATAGTAATCCAGTCAGTAGTCATCCCTTCTTTGTAAATTTTAAATGCTTTTTTCATATTGTTTTTGGTTTAGAAATCAAAGATAGGGTATAAACTTATAACTTTATCAAACAAGTCAATTATTTTAAATAAATGTGATGAACGGCAAATAACAAGGATAAATGGTATAATTTGACTTATATGGGACAAATATGTGTCAAATAGTGCGTTTTATGACACATTATTGTACGAATAAATGTAAAAGTCAAGTTATAGGTTTACTTTATCAATCAATAGGCATAAAAAACCACCCTAATACGACTAAAAGGGTGGCTAAACCTAAGTTCTCCAATATGAACGACAAAGATATATAAAAAACCCCACCTTTTTAGGGGTGAGGAACTATGAACCAACAACTATTTAGAACCATCTTGCAATGGTACATCATTTGAATTATCAACCCTTCTGTAACCTTCTTTCCAGAGAATCTTACATAAAGTTACGCTTTTGTTAATAATCGTTTCTTCATCATCTAATGGATTTTGGAGATGAGCGACTTCGTGTAATATTATTTCAAGCAATTTTTTACCCTTTAAGCGAGGGTCAATATATATAATACCATCACTTTCGGCAATGCCGTGTGCTTGTTCTCTGCCTAATTTTTTATATATGATTTTAATCTTCATCTTTCAATAAAGCTAAATCTGGTCTATCAACCTCTTTAAATATTAGTTTTTCGCCACCTCTTATCTTACCTAATGTTAACTTGATTTCTTGTTCTAAGTTGTGGATTTCAATTAGTTTAGCAACTAACCATTGCTCTTGTTGTAGTGATGTCAATTTTGCAAAGTTTTTAGGGTATCTCATATTAGAAGATTTTATTTTTATAGATTCTTTTATTTTGCACCGAGTAGTAACCTTCTTTATCTTTTTCCAATATGGCAAACCCTTGTGAGTAATTATCAACGTGCTTACAATATTCCACATTTGGATGCATAAGGTGTCCAGTTGTCCAGCAAGTAAATACTTCTTCATCAAACTGATTCTTGGTTGTGTAAGATTGCACCTGATGAACGTGCGATGCTATTGCCGATTGCTTAACTCTATCGTAAAGAGTTTTAGCTGGGTTTACACCGCTTCCCCTTCTAAATGTAGTATCGCCGTGAATGATAGGTAATTTGCCGAATTTAACGTGGTCAATGTTTTTAATCGGAATAATGTTAAATGTATTTATCATTAGTATTTCCTCAATATCAAATTTACCATTCAACCCTAATAATTCTGGTGCTTTTGTTCTCATATACCTTTCATACCTAAACTCGTGATTCGCATCTAAGTTGTAGTAAATAGGAATGTCCTTAAAACTTGCTCTTATAAATCCAAGCATCTCAATAATTGCCTCGTATTCTTCATCAAACTTTCTTACTCTTGGGTCTTTTTGGAAATCGCTTAATTGGTAAAAGTCAACCAAATCGCCATTGATAAATAATGAATCAATCTTTTGTTCGTTTAAGTATTTAAAACAAACATCTATCGCTTTAGGATCGTGGAATGGAACTTGCAAGTCGCTAATAAATCCCATTTTCTTAATTGACAAAGGCAAAAAATAAACTACCTTTTCTTCTACCCAAGTAGGCGGTTGCACAAAGTGTGAGCCTGTACGCTTAAAATCTTCTATAAATTGTTTGTTTGTTCCTCTAACGCTTTTAGTTTCTCCTGTCTTTCCTCTGTAATAACGAATCAAGTAACGAACATTTTCTTGATTGTCAAAGTGTGCGCTTTGCTCCTTCATAATCAAAGAAGCTAAAGTGTTAGAAGGCATCCATTGTGGATATTTGGCTAAATAGTCCAACACTATCTGACCACTCATTGTGGTTTTTTTTCCGCCTCTTTTTGTTGTTGTCATAGGTTTATTTTAGGTTAGTGAGTTTAGTATTAAGTCTGCTTCTTCTTCCCTTCGCTTGACCAAGCCATCGAGTCCGACATTTTCCCAAAGCCTTTTAGACCTTTCTATTTGGTCGGCAATCCCTTCGTAATCCGCTTTAGCAACAAGGTCAACAATTGCCCTCATTTCCTTTCTCCTATCGCCTTCTAATTTATTCCCTCTGTTATAGATCATTGAAACCAAAGCACCTCTTGTGTCCTCGTTTAAAGTGTCAAGTTCTGGGTAAATAGCTTTAGTCAAAGCGTAATACTTAGGTATCGACTTATTAACGAATACATCATAGGCAAAATTGTATGGTATTCTAACTTGTAGAATTTCGCCTCTCATCATCGTTTTAACCGCCTCGCCTTTAATTCCTACCACTTTCCTTAAGGCATTAAGATAGTTCAAATTTAAGCCATCCCAATCGCTAAAGAACTGCTTCTCGGTTACATAACCGCAATCATATCCTAAGCCAATAGTACATCCGCTATCGCCACCCGCCCAAATAGGCTTTTGGTAGCGTTTCTCGTAAACGGCGCGTCCACCGACCTCGTGCTTGATAATCATTTCAATAGCTTTGCGACTAATCATAAAACTACATTTATAAAGTAATACATACTAACTACCCAAAATAGCAATCCGATTGCAAATGCTCTTTTTTCGTTGTTTCTCATTTGTTGGTATATTTATCTATTGAGGCAAATCCCATACAGGCACAAACCAACCAAAAAACAAGATCAGCTAAATGCTCGTTTATATTCGCCTTAAATACAAAGCAACCAAATAAACACAAAGCACCAATCGAGGCAATTACCCTTTTATGGCTTATTGCTCCGTTCTCCCCAGCTAACATATTATTTATAAAGTCCTTCATTAGAATTTTTTATAGTAACCGAAAGAATATCCGTTCATTGTTGCCGTTGCCGTATATAAGGTGTTTTTAGCCGTTTTAAGAGCAATTGAACCGCCAATACCAATTTGTCCGTTTGAGTGCTTTAAATCGCCTATAAATCCCAAATAAAGCTGGTTCTTTGACTTTTGCTCTATTAATTTGGTAATTGTTATGGTTGGTAGGTTAAAATTCGCACTAAAACCCCTTCCTTGTATCTTATTTTGTGAGATTGTGTCTTGTATGTATGCGTACCCAATAGAATCTATTCGCATAGTATCTGAATAAACCTTTACTTGGTTGTAATCCTTTACAATTGTAATTGTGTCCTTGATTGTGTCAATTAAGTAAATAGTGTCTAAAACGACAAAAGGGATTGATTTCCCTTTAATAAATTTAGTGAAAGTTTTCTGTTGGTAAACTGTGTCCGACTTAACTATCGGCTCTACTTTAGTATATCGAGCATCACTACCGATGAAAAAGATTAGAACCGCCACTAAAAGAACGATTACTACCTCTTTCATTATTCTCTGTCTTGTTTTTTCTCTAATGCAACAAAAATCTTATTCAAGCTAAGTTGAATATTGTCAAGTTTCTTGGCTATCACATCCTCTTGCTTCTCAACCATATTAACACGCACCTCTAATTCTTTCAGTTTTAAACTTACTTTTACATAGATGCTAATTAATCCAATGATTATGGCAAGAGCCTGTCCAGCCAAGAAAATTGCAATACTTTCCATTACGCTTCAATTGATTCTGTTTGTGGATTTTGTTCAGCGTTTAACTTACCTAAGAACTGCAATAATGGTAAACCATAAGCAGTTGGGATAGTGTTAATGAACGCTTCTAATTCCTTGATTTGTGTTTCGTTTAATGTTATCATAGTTTTTATTTTATATACAAATATAGTTAAATATTCAATTAAACAACAGGTGCAGCCCAAGGCAAAGGCAAAGTAATAATTGGAGGATTGATAATGTTCTCTATTTGAGCATCTAAGTTAGCATCCAAAGCTGGAAGATCTAAACCAGCATCCAACCAACCACATACTTGCTCATAAGTTAAGTCTGGGTATGCAGTAAAGTCTGTTTCACTTGGAGTAGCACAAGCCATAGTTCCATAAACTGATACGAAGATTGGTTCAGCACCAACTATCTTAGTAGCGGTACGAGTCCAATGTACAGTTTGCACCACATCCATTAATTGTCCTTCTTGTGGAACACAATTCATTTGATTAATCACCCATTGATATTCTGTCATTTTATTTAGATTTTATAAGTTCTTTTAATTCTTCTATTTGTGCTTGTTGTTCTTATCCTATTTTTACTGCTATCCAAGCACGACCATCTTCCATAATCTTCCAAACCTTGCCAACGCTTATTTGGTATTGTTCAAATGTAGGATTAGTTACTGCTTGACCATTTATTTTACCATCTATTTCTATTGGAATAATATAATCTCCTACTTGAGCATTTAAGACATTACAAGGCACTTGACCACTAAATGCAATTCTATCAACCTTTGCTCTTGCTTCTTCTAATTTAGCATTATGTTCTGCTATTTGTTCTTTTGTTGGCTCTAATGGCAATTTGCCAATATCATCCACATTACCCCAAGTATCACCACCAACATAAGATGGGTCTGTTGATTTTACAACAAATGATTTTGCATCTGCAAATATGTTAGTTAATAATCCATTTTCATTTACACCTACAATATCTCCTTTTTCAATAGTATCATCTATTGCTTTAGTCATATATTCTGCATAGTCAGCACCACTTGCATTAATAGTACCTCCTGCATTTATTGAACGATTTGTTGATGTATTTCTACCAAATATTGCAATTGTACCAGCTCCATTATAACCATCTGCTCCAGCTGCATAAACTAAAATAGAATTATAAACATTATTATCTGATGCAAATATAGCATCACCTTGCACTGCACTTGAATTAATTACTCTTAGTTTATAAGTTCCGCCAGCGGCAGTTGCTCCAATTGCAACACCACCCCCCGATGTGATTCTCATTCGTTCGGCAGGAGCAGTATTTGTAGTAACATCTCTTGTTCCAAATACTAATGCACCACTTTGATTGCCACCATTATTTGTAGCTGTATATCCCATTACTGCTGGATATTCATTAGTTGAACTACCTCTATATCCAAAACCTATTAAGACATTTTGACCAGATGCATTTTCAGTATCCCCAAGTCCAATATAAGTTCCTCCATTACCAAATGAAGTAGAAACTGGTTGAGAAATTACAAGTTTATTCCCTGGACTACTCGTTCCTATTCCAACGTTACCACTTGAATTTATACGCATTCTCTCAATTCCGCCTGATCTTAATATTACATCATTACCTCCAATTGAGATGTCTCTCCAAGCAACTCCTGCTTGTAAAGAATCTATATATGATACATTTGAACTAAAATATGAATGCATTCCATTACCAGATGGTTGTGTACCACCAGTTGTACTTACACTACTTGAGAATGTAGCAGCACCAGTTCTTGATAATGACAATGTAGTTGTACCACTTTGAGGATCGCCACCAGAAACAGTTGACCTTTTAATAACAAAATCACCATCTGTATCTTGTTCAGTAAATATTCCCCAGTTTCTTCTATCAACACCTACTATTGTATTAGTTAAAGATATACCAGCACCCGTTGAATTTCCATCAACAATAATTTGTGATTTTGGACCTCTTGCAGTTACACTACCAGAGAATATTGCTGCACCTGAACCATTAAGGCTCATTCTAAGAGTATTTGTATTAGCATTATAAAATAATATGCTACTTGTATTATATGCACCTAATACTAAATCACCTTGAACTGCACCTGTAACAAAGTTATTACTTGCAGTAGCCATACCAACAGTAGAGAAATAAGAATAACTTATAGCATTAATAAAAGTCATTGCTGGAGCATTAGATACCAATTGCAAATGATTCGCTTCACTTGTACTTGTTATTGTTACTCTCGCACTACTTAATGTACTTGTTCCAATGCCTAATTTAGAATTAGTATTATCCCAAAATAAACTACTTGAACCACTTAAAGTACCACCACTTGTAGGGAATAATACTTGACCAGTTGTTAAACCAGTTATTGTTGCTCCACCATTTACAGTTAACATAGAAGGTAAAGAAGCTGGGTCGCCTATTCCTACATATCCGTTTGCACTATTAATTCTAAAGTTCTCTGCTCCGATAGTTATAATTTGGAAATCTCCTTCAGCCGTAATACTAAATGCTCCATCAAAGTTTCTAAGGTTAGCTGATTTGCTATTAAACAAAGCTAATCTTACACCATCGGTTGCGGTAATTCCAGTAGCAGCATTGTGAAGCCATAATTGACTTTGAGTACTATTGTAAATATCTATTCCAACATTAGGACTTAATATACCAACACCAAATGCACCAGATTCAGTAAGAGAAACATATCCACTTTGATTAAGTAGAGTTAAGTTTCTTGCAGATGCAGTTCCTAATTTAGCAGTTTCTATTGTGTTACCATAAGTAGAATCAATTGCAATTCCTATTCCGTTGTAGTTAGAAGCGCCTGTTTTAATAAGTAAACCATATCCGCTATCTAAAGCAGCATCAGCACCTATTGTTGCATTAGGTACACTTGTGTTTACCCCTAATCTATTTGTTGAAGAATCGTATATAAACCCAGCTTCCGATGTGATACTATTTGCACCATTCCAATAAGCAACTCTACCATCTGCACCACTACCAGTTGTTGTTCCAACAGACCAGCTTCTATCAGCACTTAAATCATAAGCCGTTCCATTAATCGTTAAAGTCCTTGATGTAGGCACATACCCACTTAAAGCCGAAGGAACAACGTAATCAGTACCAGCAACGGCAGCAACCAATGTGCCACTTGCATTTGTTTTTAACAAAGAAGATGTTACCGAAGATTGAGTGATAGCACCATTAACAGTTAGTAAAGATGTTAATGTTGTTGGGTTTCCGATTCCTACAAATCCATCCGCACTATTTACTCTTATATTTTCAGCACCTAAAGTAATAACTTGAAAGTCGCCCTCAGAAGTAATACTCATAGCACCTTCAAAGTTCCTCAAATTAGCACCATTGTTGCTAAATAAAGCCAATCTAACTCCATCTGTTGCACTTATGCCAGAGTTAGCCGTATGCAACCACAATTGACTTGAAGTTGAATTATATATGTCAATCCCAGCATTTGGGTTTAAGATATTTACTCCTAAATTACCAACCTCTGTTATTGAAATGTATCCGCTTTGATTTAACAAGGTTAAGTTCCTCGCTGGTGCAGTTCCAAGTTTTTCAGTACCTATAACATTACCATAAGTTGAAGTAGTTGCAAAACCGATACCATTGTAGTTTGCATTGTCATTTTTAAGCAACAAAGAATAACCGCTATCAGTAGCAGCGTTTGCACCAATAGTCGCATTTGGCACAGTTGTATTAACTCCAAGTCTATTTGTAGAAGCATCGTAATTAAACGAGTTTTCAGCAGTGATGCTTGTTGTACCATCAAAGTAAGCCACATTCCCACTTGCTCCTGTTCCTGTTATTGGATTAGTTAAAGCGTTTTGCTTGTTATTAAAAGTTGACCAATCCGTTGAACTTAACTTACCAGTATTTGATGCCGAAGCAATAGGTAGGTTAAAAGTATGTGTATCCCCACTTGAATCAATGTTAAAGTTTGTTCCGCTTGTTCCTGTGGTTAAATTTTGTGATTGGTCTGTCAAATTATTGATTGATAAAATACCCTTTGAGAAAGTAGTAACGATTTGACAAAGTCTATTATCTTCAGTATATAAAGTTACAGTCTTAGAAGCTACGTTTGCATAAATTCTAACCGCTAATCTATCCGTTAAAGCCATAGCCGATAAAGGCATAGCCACACTCGTAAAGTAAGCATCAACAGTTGTTGTGTTTGTTAATTGCTCTGGAGTAGCTACGTTAGTCGCTAATAAAGTAAAAGCTGAACCATCGTATTTGTAAATCTCCACATAAAAAGAAGCCAAAGCACCGCTTGATGCACTTACATTCATAAAGAACTCTACGTTCCAGTTACCACTCGGAATTGACACGACATCAGGGTCATTTGCATCCGTAATGAATTGAGCCAATAAACCATCACTTGAAGTAGAAAAGTTTGTTCCTGTGCCTACTATTGCGTTCTTGCTCATTTGGTAATAAGTAGATCCACCAAAAGTGCCTTGATTGACACTTCCGTTTAAATAATAAGAAACCGAACTACCACCACCGCCAGAAGTAGGAAAACTTGCTAAAGTACCATCACCTCTCACATATTGGTTCGCAGCACCATCTAAAGCGGTTATTACACCACTATTAGCCACTACTGGACCTTGTATATCCCTTATTTTCGCTTCACCTGTAACTTGTAATTGACTCATAATATTTTATTGAAATAATCCTCTAATATATTCCCCAGCTTCTAATGCTCGACCAAAAGTAAGAACCCCAGTTGCACTCACAAACTTAACATCATCCCCAGTTGGAGTTCCTGTTGTTAAAATGTTTTGTGCATCCACACCACCTCTTGAAACGTAAAGACAAGCATAACCGATTGTGTCCGCAAATGTAATTGATGTTTCGCCACCACTTGCCGTGTAACCTTTTGTCTTAACAGGGTTTGCACCTACGATAATAACACCGCTTGGGTCTACTTGTGTTCCTGTTGTATTGTATGCTCCGCTACCTTGTAGGCTCACGTTATATGTAGCCACATCTTTATATGGAGCGTTTATTGCTAAACTTGATATATTACAAATTCCGTTAATTATAACCAATCCATCTTCTCCATTATCCACTACGAACTTAATTTCTATTGGCTCTCTTGCTAACTGCTTTTCTAACATAAACAAATATGAAAATCCGCTCAAAGTAATTAACCCATCACAAGTTACTGTCCAAGAAGCTACATCGTTCTTATATTCTCTAAACCAAGCACTTGTTTGGCTTGTTACCTCTTTTTGGTCAACGTTTACATTAAAAGTACAATTTGTACTACACGCAAACGCAACATCCACCTCTGGGTCTACATCTGTTCTATGCCAATAAAGCATTACGTTATTTCCAATTACTGCTGCCATATTACAAATTTACGCTTTATTACTAATATTTTATTAACTTGGTCTTGGAACTCTATCTGAAATATATCCATCATATTGTATCGTTTCAGTTGATGCATTGTCTTCGTCTATAACCTCAATTAATTGGATGCTATTTACTTCGCTATTATAAGGATTAGTTGTAAGCCTATTTATTAGGAACTTTTTACCATTATAAGACAAAGCGTTTGTACTTGCATCTTGTACCTCATAAACCTTATCTAAATAGATCATTCCAACACTTGATGTGTAATTACCTAAATCTCCTTCTAAAGTAGCTATATTCCTATTTAATAAGTTAGAATATTGCCTCATTATTAATTGAGGTAAGTTATCAAAAGATTCAGCAGAATGTCCGTATCTATACCATCCTGTCAATATATTGCCATTAACATCAGATAATCTATTTATATAATTATCATTTATGTAAACAAATAAATCTGGATAAATTAATCCATACTTTAAATCAATATTTTTAATTATTTGATTTTCATTAATAGAACGAGTTATAATAACTTGTTTTAAATCTCCAGCAGATTGTGTCAATTGAAAGTTTTTAACACTTGCAGAATTATTTTGAACAAAAAACGAACAGTTAACATAACCTTCTACTACTATTTTACCAGAACTTGTGTTTTGCTCTCCTAATGGTATTTTTATAGTTTTGCTATCATAAGATGTACCTGTTGTAGAAACTGCATCTATTGAAGAACTAACTGTTGTCCAAGTTCCATCGTTCTTTAAATAATAGGATGTATAACCAGTTCCATTATAAATAAATATCTCTATAAATACTTTCATTGAACCTCTAAAATCAAATGACAATGATGCTTCTGAACCATACATTTTTGGTAAATAAGCAAATGATGCAGAATTGCCCATACTTACTGAAGCCGTACCACTACCACTTGTAACAATTAAACTAAAAACATTAAATTGGCTATCAGGGAATTGAAAAAATTGAACAACTCCTGTACCTGTTTGTGTCTTTTCCCATCCTATTGGAAATCCAGCACCATCAATTTGTTTTAAATCTGGGTTATGAATATAATTACTTGCATAAGTATATGGAACGTTTGTTATAATAGTTGGGTAACCTTTTCTAACAATCTTAGTTTGCCCGTTATTTACAAAGTGAACATTACCTTCTGCGTATGGTTCAATCTCAATCAAATTATCTAAAATTCCATTACCTGAATTAGATGGAACATCTGCAACAACATATCTTGTATAGTAAATAGTAGTTGCCATTTGATTCATTGGCAAAATATACCAATCTCCATTAGCTTGAAATAACCTACATCCAAATCCTTTAACTATATTATCTAAAATAGTAAAGTAATCTAAATTCAATAAATCCCTTCTATATTGATAAGCCTGTTTAAATGGCTCATCACCACCAGCATCTGATCTATCAAACATACTTGATGCGTAATAAGAACAACAAGCATAAATAAATGTCATATTAGGATAAACAATTTTATTTAAGCCTTGACCAATAATGTTTAATAAAGTAATTAAATCATTAATGCTTACTTCCGAATCGTAATAAATATATTTAAGAAAAGATAATCCATCAATACAAGTAATACTAACCTCTTGATTACCTGTTGTAAATTGAACATTTATATAATCATTAAATAAAAATCCCTTCCACTTAATGTTATTATCAATAACTAATTCAACGTAATATTTGTTATCATTATAGTTTAGTAATTCTGGGAAGTTATCGTAATCTTCTTCGGTAGATATTAAAAAAGATACATCTAATTGTGAAGATATAATTCCACCTATTGGGTCTTCCTCGTTTGAGTTAGGTTGTATGTTTACACTCGTTGCTTCATAAGTTGTTACAGTTGCACCAACATAATCTTCTTCATAAATCTTAACAACTTGATTTAAATCATCTCTAAGTTTTTGTGTTATTGTGTATCGTAGTCCGTATGCCATTATGCTAAACTAATGTTTTGTCCTTTAAGATTAGATGCCTTTTGCGCTCTATTTGTAGCTAATAATAAATCTTGTCCTCTAAGAACAAATGCACCGCCTCCATCGCCAGATGCACCCATAGGAATAAAGTTTGTAAATCCACCTCCACCACCTCCAGCAGTAGGGACTCCTAAAGCACTCATAATTGCTTTAAATATTAAAGCCTTAATAATCATAGTTGTTAATTGAACTACAATTTGTTTAAATGATTCTTGCAATGCCTTACCTATATTTTCTCCATTTGCCATAGCTTGAAACATTGCTTCAAAAGCTGGAGTAATTGTATCAGTAATCCCGTTTGCTAATTGTAATTGAGCATTGTATGCTTTTAACGCAGCTTCATTTTTGAATATTTGATCCGCAGTATATTGTTGCGCCCACATTGGGACATCCTTACTTAAATTATTAGGAGTCTTTGGTGTTTTTATTTCATTTTCGGTTTGTATAATTTGAGTTGTACTAACCTTTAAAACTCTTGCTTGTTTTGCTAATTTTTCAACACTTTTAGTTGCTTTATCAGTTGCTTTTGTTGTATCATCTGCTCCTTTAATAAAATTAAAGAAAGGATTATTTGATGTAGCAACATATAAATCATTTACTGAAGTTTTTAATCCTATAATTCCACTTCTTAATGCCAATGCTTCATTACGAGCATCAATATTAGCATCCTTTGCTTTAGCAATTGCACTTGCTTGATAAACCGATGCATCTGCATAACCATTAATTGCTAATTTAGTTGACTCTAAAGTTGCGTAATATTCCCTTCCTGTTTGTATTATTCTTTTATTGGCTTCAGCTAAAGCAATTGTCTTATTAGCAATTTCATCAATATATCTTGTAGTAATTGCTTGTGCTACTAACGCTTGTGTATATAATTCAACTGCGCCTCTTGCTTGGTCAACAGTTGTAATTGTTGATGCATAAGCCTTATTCACCTTACTTAATTCAGTTACAACCGCTTTAAATGCCTCTGCCCTCCTTTCTTCGCTTACATTTGCATTTTGACTTATTGTTAAATATGCTTGTAATCTTATTCCTGTTTCACTTGCTTCGGCTCTTGCATCTCTTAAACTTTGTGCAAACTTATCTTCTGCTTTAGATGCTTCAGTTGTTCCACTTATGAAATCAGCTAATTTTGGACCAAATGCAACTATTAAAGATGATACCGCACCCAAAGCTAACCCAATACCAGCTGGACCCATTAAACCACCAGCCATTGCTTTTAAAGCAGCACCAGCACCTCCAGCATCTTTACTTAATCTTTGGAATGATTCTAATAATGGATTCAAGTTATTCGCAATACCTATAAATCCATAAGGAGCATCTTGCGCAACTCTTGATAAGTTTGATAAAGCATAAGTAGCTGAATTACTTGTACTTGGCAACGTTTTAAACGCATTACCCAATTGATTTGTTGCGGTAACTGTTTGTTGAATATTTTGTACCGCTTGTTGATTGTCTGCGGTTATTGTAATTTTTAACGTTTCTTGTGCCATTTTATTATTTTACTCCATACAACTTTAATGTCCTTGCCAATTGCTCTTGTGTCAGTTTTGGCTTATCATCTTCAACTTCATCACTTGGCAAAGGAAAAAACGATTTTAAGCTCTTTGGACTTTTCTCACTTGTATTTACTTTATAAATCAAATAAGCCACCATCCTTGTCCTTTCCCATTCCCTTACCTCTTTGTTTTGATAAGCCGTTTTATATAATAAAAATTCTCGCCACGTCAATTGCCAAAACTCGTTAATCGTTAAGCCAACTTCAATAGCGAGAATAATTATTGAGTCCCAACTATAAAACCCTAATTTTTTTTTTCGTCCGTTTCCTTTTCTGGCTTCAAATCTGGAGTCATTGAGTCTTGCATATATTTCATAAACTCAACTAATTGTCCATCTTTTGCCGATAACCCACCAACTTCATCTATCCATTCGCACACTTCAAACTCTGTAAAGTCAATAGGCTTTTTAAGGCTCTTGTATCCACTTTCTGCTGCGGCTTGAACAATATGAACGATTGTATCTAAGTCATAAATACCACCAGATAAAACCTCAATTAGCTGCATTAGATTTTTATTCTCTAATTCGCAAAACCTTTTCATTGCCCAAGTACCCCACTTTAAGTGGATTGTGTTGTTGTTAGTCTTTAATTCGTACATAGTTTTTTATTTATTATACAGTTTCAGTTTGTGCAATAGGTGGTACACTTACTACGAAAGTTGCAGTAAATTTAACATCATCTTTATCATCAGCAGTAACACCGAAATCGCTAATAAACACTAAAGAACCAGCACCACCATAAGTGATATCACCAGCAGCTGGAGTTGCTTTACCCATTTTGATAGCGAATAAAGTTTTAGCAGCGTGCGCAGTATATAATTGTTGGTAGCTATCTTTAGATGGAGTTCCTGTTTCATCAATTGCAAAACCTTCACAATCAAAAGATTGAGAAAAAGAAGGTGCTGGAGTGTACTCGTTGCCACACTTAGACGTTGCATCTATTGTGTCATTAGTTGATGTTAAAGAGTTTGTAGTCAAACAAGCAACAGGCTTGAATGTTCCATCATTGTTTATGTCAGCTAAGAGGATATAATCTCTACCGCTTACTTTTGTTTCTGCCATTTTATTTAATTTTAAATTTGTGTTATTATAATGTTATAAGTTATTAATACTCTAAAAACGTTATCCAAAGGGTTTAAGCCATCTAAGTTCCTTATACTTTCTACACTTAAACTTGATGCAGTAAACCCATTTGATAGGGTTATTGTTGTATCCGAGTTTATATCTTCTAACACCAAATCGCTTATATCTTCAGCACGTTTATAACCAAAGTTAGCATTTTTTGTAATAATATCAACTACGATGGAAATACTATTTGTATATCCAGCTTTGCCTTGATCTTGGCTTGATGTTCTACCTGTCATTACAATATACTCATCGCCTGCTCCTTCTGGAGCAAAACCATCGTAAACAACCAATCCACTTGCACTTGTCAAGTTGGTATAAAACCATTTCTTTATTTCTATATTAGGATTTAGCATCTAACAATTTTTTTAGTCTTTGTATTAATTTAGGCTTTTCTACTTCATAAGCTGGTATTAAATATGGTTGTGGTCTAATACCATTCTTCAATATTTTTATAGCTAAAAACCTTGCCAACTTTTCATCTTGTGAAGATTGTACTGCTTTGCCGCCTAATCTTCTTTGACTTTTTACACTATAAGTACCAGCTAATCCTTTTCTTTTTACCCACAAAGTTAACGCTTCAATCATATCACCTAAACTACCTCCTTTGTTACCTTTAAATGTTGCAGCATAATCTTGAAAACCAGCAGGTATTGAAACCTTGCCACCTGTACCAAATTCAACATAAGCACCATAAGAAACTCCAACTTCTACATAATGCGTTAACTTATCCTTGCTTGTAGCGTGAATACTTTGTCTTAAAGTACCCATATTTACAGGCGCATTTCTTTTAGCATCCCTTTCAATCTTTAATGTTGACGCTGACATCTCTTTAGCTATGTCATTAGCTATCTTACTATTAAGGTCAGCTAACTTCTTCTCAAGTCTTGGGATGCCAGATAAGTCAATTCCAAATGCCATTATTTGTAAATTATTAACTCCAAGAACCTATTTTGGTTCTCAACGTTTTTAACAGAATGTATTGTGTATCTTGAACCTTCTACCTCAACTTCGTACGTGCTATTTATTGTAACCCCAAAACGAACAAAAAGTACGCTTCTTTGGTCAAATTGCAATTCCAAGTCATCTATTGCACGATTTTGATTATCTGGTCTTAAATCACCCCAAACTGTGCTTTGTAGGGCAAATGTGGTAGTAAACCCACCTTGACCATCACTTGTTCTTGTTGGAGCATAGATTAAGACCTCACGAGTCATCGTGTTGGCATCAACGTAATTTGCTTTAGCTTTTCCTAACTTCATATTATAAAATTGGGGATATTCTTGTCCATCTTTGACAGGCT